GGGTGCGGGTGGCGCTAAAAAGGATTTCCAACGTAATCTGGAATGGCTGGAAGGCTTTGAGAACGTAATCATTGCATTTGATGCGGATGAAGCTGGAAGAATCGCCGCAGAAGAGTGTGCTCAGATCCTGTCGCCTAACAAGGCCAAGATCGTCAAACTTGAAGAGTTCAAGGATGCCAGTGACTACCTAAAGCACGGCAAGGCCAAGGCATTCATGCAGGAGTGGTGGAACGCCAAGCCTTACATCGTCACTGGTGTTATTACACTGGCTGACGCATGGGAAGACTTCCTGCGCCGGGGCAAAGAGAAGATCATTCCGTTCCCTGAGTCCTTTGGTCAGTTGAACCAGATGATGAATGGTGGTATTGTAGCTGGTGAGATCACTGTGCTCGGTGCGTTGACAAGTGTTGGTAAGACAACCATGGTCAACGAGATCACGTACCACCTGTGGAAGAACACAGACCTGAACATAGGCTGTGCGTTCCTTGAGGCAGACCCCGGCGAAGCAGTCCAGAACTTGTTGACAATTCACAACAGTCTGAACTTATCGTTTGAGAACATGGAAGACCTAGACCTTGAGAAGTACAAGTCTGACATTATTACTGACGGTCGCATCTTCCTGTATGACCACTTCGGTGCCGCAGACCCTGATGAGCTGTTCCTGAAGCTCCGTAGCATGGTCAAAGGCAATGGATGTGGTGTCCTGATCATTGACCCCTTGCAGGCTGGTGTATCAAGCAACAGCAACGAGGTAATTGATGACTTCATGGACCGACTGCTGAAGCTGGCTAAGGAAACCAACGTGGCTATCATTGTGGTATCACATATGCGAAAGCCAAGCGCGGCACATCCGCACAGTGTGTCAGAGTATGACCTGAAGGGTTCCGGCAGTATCAACCAGATCGCATTCAACACGATACTGTTAAGCCGTGACAAGATGACTGAAGATGAGTACGACAAGAACAGTACTCTTATCCAATTGGTGAAGTGCCGTAGGACTGGACAGACAGGAGGGGCTGGCTGGTTGTACTATAATCAGAGCACAGGACGTTTGGAAGCTGGTGTAGACCCTACAATGAAAGCAATGGTGGACAGGGCAGCAGAGCAACATGAGTTCTGAGACTAGGGCTTGGGATAAGACTGGTAATCGAAATAGGGGTGCATACCTTTGGGGCAGAGTGAAACTCAAATGCACAGACTGTCGGAGAAAATACCCGCAGGCAGTGCTAGACTTCCATCACCCGATAGGGATTATAAAGACGATGGCGTTAGAGTACAAAGCTTGGAGAGGTAACGCAGGACCTAAGCCCGAAGTAGTCGCAGAAGCCGAGCAGTGTATGGTCCTTTGCGCTAACTGTCATAGATTGGAGCATATTAGGATGAAGAATGAGAAAAGTGATATTGGACATCGAGACGAACGGTCTGAAACCGAGCAAGGTTTGGGTAGTGGTGACCAAGGATCTGGATACCAAAGAAGTTTTGACTTTGAGGAACCCGACACATGAAACCCTCAAAGAGTTCTTGGGCGGTGTTACACACATTATCGGGCACAACATTATTGCCTTCGATGTACCTGTACTCGACAGACTCTTGGGATTTGATAGTGCCTCTGTACGACTTACAGACACTTTGGTTCTCTCGAGACTATGCAACCCTTCTTTGGAAGGTGGACACAGCCTCAGAGAGTGGGGAATACGACTGAATCTCCACAAAGGGGACTATGATGACTGGAGCAAGCTGACGGACGAGATGGTTGACTATTGTGTGCAGGACGTAGAAGTTACGTATGCGGTCTACAACAGGCTGACGGCAAAGCTGGCACCTTTTGGGAATGAGAGCATTGACCTTGAGCACGATGTGCAGAAGGTGATTGCACAACAGATCGACAATGGTTGGTTATTAGATCAGAAGCAAGCTATAGATTTATTGGGAACACTGTATGACAAAAAACTTGAACTTGAAAATAGAGTCAGGGATACCTTCAAACCGTTACCTGTTTTTATCAAAGAAATCGTACCCAAATACAAGAAAGATGGTGGCCTGTCTAACGTGGGTCTTAAGTTTCTTGGGGATAGTTGTAATCTCGTGGGCGGGTCTTTTAGCCGTATTGATTACCCTGACTTCAATCTAGGGTCTAGGCAGCAGATCGGTAAGTATCTCCAATGGTTCGGATGGAAACCTAAGGACTTTACTGAGACTGGACAGCCGATTGTGGATGAGAAGGTACTGAGCAACGTGAAGGACATACCAGAGGCCCAGCTGATTGGCGAGTACCTCTTGGTCCAGAAGCGTATTGCACAGGTGGAATCATGGGTAGATGCCGTAGAGGACGATGGGCGTGTACATGGTTATGTTAATGCTATCGGTGCAGTCACAGGACGTATGACGCACAGTAGCCCTAATATGGCTCAGGTGCCTGCTGGTTACAGCCCCTACGGTAAAGAGTGTCGTGCTTGTTGGATTGTGCCTAAAGGTTACAAGCTTGTTGGCTGTGATGCCTCAGGTCTTGAGTTACGTATGTTGGCCCACTACATGGACGATGTTGGATACACAAAGGAAATATTACATGGTGACATTCACACAGCGAACCAAACAGCTGCGGGACTTGCAACAAGAGATCAAGCTAAGACTTTCATATACGCATTTCTTTATGGTGCCGGAGACGCTAAACTTGGTTCTATCACCGGAGGATCAGCAAGAGATGGTAGAAGACTTAAGGAGAAATTTCTTACAAACACACCAGCTCTTGCAAACCTACGAGACAGAGTTGGAACAGCTGCTAACCGAGGTTATCTCACAGGGCTGGACGGAAGAAAACTCTGGATTAGATCGCCCCACGCTGCCTTAAACACTTTGTTACAGTCAGCTGGTGCGATTGTAATGAAAAAGGCATTGACAATTCTTGATGAGTATGCTAAAATATATGATATACAGTATAAATTCGTTGGCAACATCCACGATGAGATACAAGCAGAAGTCCGAGAAGATCAAGCACAGACGTTCGGGTGGTTAGCTGTAGAGTGTATAAAAGCGGCAGGCGTAAAGCTTAACTTAAGATGTCCTCTGGACGGTGACTTTAAAATTGGAGAATCATGGGAACAGACACACTAATCAAAGATATTTATGACTTACTAGAGAACAAGAAGGTCTCTAAGGATGTCAACATAGACTTCTTAATCCACGAGTTCGGGGAGTCTATGAAGAAGATCATGAAGCGTCAGCTAAGTGACTGGAAACCAGACCGCAGGACCATTAGACTCTCTAATGTGGGCAAGACGCCTCTGTACCTTTGGAACCTCATGAGGGGGACAGAATCAGAGAAGATGACGCCCAACACGCTACTGAAGTTCATGTATGGACACATCATTGAAGAGATGCTGTTGTTCCTTGTGAAGGCTTCAGGGCACAAGGTGACCGATGAGCAGAAACGCTGTGAGGTCGCTGGTGTCATTGGACACATGGATGGACGTATTGATGGTACTTTGATGGACGTTAAGAGTACAAGCTCTTATAGCTTCAAGAAGTTCAAAGATGGTTCACTGGTGGACAACGATGCCTTTGGATACATAGACCAGCTCAAGGCCTATGCAAAGTCCGAAGGGGACACAAAGATTGCTTGGCTTGCCATGGACAAGCAGAATGGACACCTAACTTGGCTAGAGTATGACCTCGAAACAACTGATCATCCTAAACTGAAGGAAGACATTGAAGAGAAAATCATAAATCTAAAAAAGGCGGTGGAATCGGATACTGCACCAGACTTGTGTTACGATTCTGTAGAGGACGGGAAGTCTGGGAACGAAAAGCTTTCTATGGAATGCTCTTACTGTCAATACAAAAAGTCTTGCTGGCCCGAGTTAAGAACTTTCTTGTATTACAATGGACCAAAGCATTTGGTAAAAGTAGTTAACGAACCTAAAGTACAGGAGATCACACGATGACTAGAGCGATTTTAAACAAACTGGTTGTCTACAAGCAGAGCAACGGTCACATGACCTTTAGGGAAGCAGTCTACGATGAGGAAGGTGACTTAGCACTCATGGGGGCAACCCCAGCCTTCCCAAGGGCACTCAGTCTTAATGACCTAGAGGCTGACCTAGAGGAGTTCATGGCAGCTCTTGACAGGACAGTGGTCAACGAGGATGATCTTGATGTAGATGACGATGTTGATCTGGAGGACTTTGAGGTAGGCGGGGAGTTACCAAACTAATGTTTACCATAGAAGAACTAAAAGAAAAGATCGTAGAGACTTATGACCCTGACCTTCTGGTTGATGTTCTTAAGGTGACTACAGAAGAACTGGTCGAGGCACTAACGGATCAGATTCAAGAGATGGCAGACTTCTTTGAGGAGGAGTTTAAGCAAGATGAAGAAGATTAACCTACGGTGGAAAAACGGTACAGGGATAACGAACTACGTTTCACGTGTTGAAGACTTCCTAGGTTTTATTTATTTAATTGAATTAGAGAATGGAGAATACTATGTCGGTAGAAAACAATTTTGGGCTAAAAGAGG